AAAAATGGTTACAACCATTAATAGATGTATTTGAAAAATACCAAATTAATACTATTAAAAGACAAGCAAGTTTTATTGGTCAATGTCAGCATGAATCTAATAATTTTAAAACTTTGGAAGAAAATTTGCATTATAGCCCTCAAAGATTAGTAGCCGTTTTTCCTTCAAGATTTCCTAATATAGAATCAGCAATAGAATTTAATACACCTGAAAAAATAGCCAATAAAATTTATGGTGGTAGGATGGGCAATTTAGAAGATGGTGATGGATATAAATTTAGAGGTCGAGGACTTGTACAACTTACTGGTCGTGATTCTTATGTAGCATTAGCAAATGCTACAGGAATTGATGCTATAAATAATCCTGATTTAATTTTAGAACCTGAAAATGCAGTTTTATCCGCAGGTTGGTTTTGGAATAAAAGAACATTAAATATTTGTGCAGATTCTAATGATTGGAAAACTATGACTCAAAGAATTAATGGTGGTTTATTTGGTTTAAATGAAAGAATTGCTTTTATTGAAAAAGCAGAAAAAATATTAGGTGGGTCATAGATTTAGTTGCTAAAAACTGTAAAGCGGAAAGTAGGAAAAAACTTTACTTGCAACATCCTCTAATGCCTACTTAACTGACCCGTTTATTATTTTACACATTTGTTTTTCTTTTAGTGTGAAATCAGGACTAATATTAGCAAGTTGGCAATCTTTTTTTATGGGCAATTTTTCAATTTCTGTTAGACATATTACAAATCCACCAATTAAAAATCCTAAAAAAAAACCTGATACAACTAAAAATTTAAATTCCATATTGTACCTTTTTAGGAGCATTATATAAATGGCAACAATATTTGGTTCCCATTTTTTTTATCATTTCTTTTGTTTTTTTGGCTTGAGCATCTTGCATTAATTTTATAATTTCATCATCCATAATGCCTCGATTTAATAATTGAGAAAGTAATTTTTGGTCATTATTATTCATTTTTCATTCGCTTTCTTTAGGTGGTTTTGGTAAATACATCCAATGCGTTGGAAAATAAGGCAATATATTAATATCTTCAATATGTAAAAATTCGTAAGTAGTAACACAATTAACTTGTGGAAACCATACTATGACTTCTGTATTTCTATTTGGCATTTTGTCGGAAGATTTAATCCATTTCATAAATATGCCTTTCTAATATTTCCATTGTTTGAAATAATAAGGTTTGCTCGTCAATGCCGTAGCGATTTTCAAATCCTTTACGCCCAAGTCCGTGAACACCAGTATTGCCTCGGTGATGTTCTGGGCAGAGTCCGATAACTTCGGCATTTTTTCTTTTTCCACCAAATCTTCTGATATGGTGAATTTCGCACGGTGTTTCTCCATAGCCAAGGTGGCGACAGAGAGAGCATCCCAATCTTGCAATATTTTCATATAATTTTTTTTCCTCTTTATTCAAAATTTAAAGTCCTATAAATAACACCATCATTCCAAGTTTTATCTTTTTCCTTATCATAAAGTTCAATAATTTGTTCAGGATAAAGCGTAAAAGGTTTTTCATATCCTTCAAAACAAAAACAATACACTAAAGGTGCTTTTTTACTGGAATACCATTCTAAAAACAAAGGTAATAAATCTATTTCTGATTTTTTAAAGTTTGCCGTACCTTTGATATTTACAACATAAGTAAAATCCCCAGTATTAAGAATGTAATCAGGGATATTCCGTAACAATGTATTAAGGCGAAAAAAATTAGGAATATTATTATTTTTTTCATCAAAACCTAACCTTTTAAAATTGTGACCTTGTTTTTTACAATATATTTCAAATAATTGTTCACCAACATTTTTTAATTTTTGGCGGTCAATATATGATTTATTACCATCATTCATTATTATCTCCATCAGAAATGGAAGAATAACGGTTTTCGGCTCTTGCTGATGATTCTAAACTTCGCCATACTTCAATTTTTGCTTCAGCACCTACCATTAACCATCTTAAATTTTCAAATTCTGTAACAGCCGATTTTAAATTTTCAAGATGTTCTCTATATTCAGGATGAGCATAAGCATAAATTTCTTTTGCACCTAAAGTTTCGGCTTCACAGGAAGACATTAGGAGCGCCTTTAAAGATTTTCTATACTCCTGCATATAAATTACATTTGCTTTCGCTTTAGCGTAAGCCAAAGCGTTTTCCCTAATAAAATTTAAGGCTTTAATAGGGGATATTCTTTCATCATGCATTTTCTTCTCCTTTTATTTTAGGTCGTATTTTGTTATGTAAAAAATTCAATATATTAAGAGAAGTTTTATATAAACTTTTTTCGTCATATAAATTTCCCAAATTTTTTCTAATTAAATAACCTCTAATTTCTATTTCTGCTTTTTGTAAATTAAAATCATATTGAATATCTGGTCGTAAACAATTATCTAATATATTAATTAAAGATTGGTAATATTTTATTTGTATTGTTACATCGTTTTGATGTTCAAATTTAATACCAAAATGAAATCTGCAATAATATGGTGAATTTATACCGGAAGATAAAGTGCCTGTTAATGGACAACCATATACTTCGCAACCACCATTGGTAAATTTCTTTACATTTTCTCCTGATTGCGTTTTAAAATATTTATCTACTTTTGTCATTTATGATATTTCCTTTCTATTATTTTAATAAAATTGGTAGGTTTTAAAATCCACTCTAAATCTGCTTGAAAAGGTTTTCCATCTTTTCTTTCTACTTTTCCCATTAAAAAAGGTGATTCTCTAATAAACTGGAAAAACTCGGTAAAGTATTCTAAGCCTTCTGCTTTACTAGATAACTTATGCGTGGTTAAAATCTCTCTCCATCGCTGTTTTAAGTATCCTTTTCTAGTATCCGACCATACCTCTATATGTCGTAATTCAGGAAGTATTGAATGGTAAAGATTAACTACTTCCTCATGTGGACAATCTACAGGAGCGACCGATGTCGCATATATAGTATTTATATTGGTTAATGGTTCTTGGTTATTGGTTATTGGTTTATGGTTAGTATTACTTTCGTTGTACGATTCTATTACGACCGTATTACTGTCGTTTAACTTTTCTTTACTTTTATATTTATCCCACCTAATTTCTATACTTTTTTTGGCTTTTAGGCTTTTTTCTTGATATTTTTGTATTTCATCATCACAACGATTATGTATCCAACAATCGCCATTAGTATGCATAAAAAATTCTTCTAAAATAAAGCAACCTAAATCATCAGGAATACGACATCTTCTAAAGATTTTATCTAAATCTTTTGTAAAAATAGGTTGTTCTGTATCGTAGTAATAACTTATTAATCTTAAATAAGCGCCTTCTTCTTCCAAAGATAAATGCTTAGTAGCATAACCCCAGTCACTTATGTTAAATTGAAAATAATGCATTAATCCCACTTACCCACTCTCCATAAAGAAAGATAGGCAGGAATTGTTGGAGTGTGTGGGTAAAAATTACAATTCTTTTTGGTAGCGAACCTAGCCTATCTATGAATATAATATATTAAAATAATAAATGCTACAACAATTTTTTTATTTTAATTAAGGCTTGTCCACCTTTAACAATTTCTGCTCGTTGAACTATTAGGACATCTATCTGAGAATCGTCAAAAAATACTTTGGCTTGACAAAGAGCATCTAAACAACTTTTTATGCAATTATCTATGTCCCTAATTCGTTTATCAGGAGGATAAAGAGTTATTTCTAATTCAATTTTGCTCATTTCAAAAGTTGGAACTTTATTAGCCAAAACGGATTTAACAACGGCAAATTTAAATTCAAGAGCCTTTGGAGTTAAATATCTTCTATGACCTTTAAACCCCCAGTAGTTGTTGACGCTTGGTGGATATGGAATAAAAAATTTTATCATAAAATCACTCAAAAAATAATACTTAATATATAATAGATTTAGGTACGAAATTACCTATTTAACCACGAAAAGGAGAAATTATGAAAGAATTTATAGAAGGAATTGTAGGTGTTTTAATAATGTTTGGTCCTGCAATTTTATGTTGGATTTTGGTAAGGGGATGGTAATGGGAAATCCTTGGGACAAATTTGACGATTGGTTAACCACACCACCTAATAAAGAAATAGACGAAGAAACAATTTCCGACAGAATTAAATATTATATGGAAGAAGGTCAAATATGGTATCCGTTTGACTGGAGTAATTTTACGGAAATAATATATTCTGCCAATACCAAAGAAGCCGATGAAATTATGGACTGGGCTAAAAATAAAAATTATAAAGCATTAGGACTATATCTATATTGTATGGTAATGGAAAAATGTGAAAAAGAAGCCGAGAATTTGGCGATGGAAGATTACAATGCGGGTTTAATAGGAGATGATCGTGACTAAAGACCAAAAAATTAAAGAATTAGAAGGTCTTGTTAAATATCTTGATAATCATATTTGGGAATGTAAACATACTTTAGAAATAGGAATTCAACATAAAGATGGATTAAATGAAGTGGCTCTTATTTCTTTAATGGGATGCGTTGCAATAAGATTAGAAAGAATAGGATTATTGTCTGAAAGTTATGAAGTAATTTATGAGGAAAAAAAATGAGTAAATTTAATGAATTAAGAGAAATAAATGTTAATCAATATGTTGAAAAGAAAAATGGACTTTCCTATTTATCTTGGTCTTGGGCGGTAGATACTTTATTACAACACGACCCGTTAGCCATTTGGGAATTTTCCGAACCAATTATGTTTGGTGAAACTATGATGGTTATGTGCGAAGTTACTGCATTTGGTAAAACTATGAATATGCATTTACCAGTTATGGATAACCGTAATCAAGCCATTAAAAATCCCGATGCGGTAGCCGTAAATAAAGCCATGATGCGATGTTTAGCCAAATGTATTGCGTGTTTTGGAATTGGACTATATATATTTAGTGGCGAAGACCTGCCAGATGCTAAAGTTGACCCCATAGATACAACGGATTTTGAAAATGCTTTATTACAAGCCGTTGATTTGGAAGATTTAAAAAATCAATTTGCTCATATTTATAATTTATGTAGACCAGACCCAGAGGCTTTAAAGCGTATTAATGAAGCCAAAGAAAATAGAAAAAAAGAATTATATCAATTACATGTAAAGGAAACTTCCAATGGTTGAACAAGGAAGCCAAGAATGGTTGCAAATGCGATTAGGTCATGTTACCGCCAGTAATGTGTCCAAAGTATTAGCAAAAGGCGAAGGAAAAACAAGAGATGCTTATAAATGGCAATTAATATCTGAAAGATTAACTGGTGTAATAGAGGAGGGTTACACCAATGCGGAAATGCAACATGGTAAAGATACCGAATTTCAAGCAAGAATGGCTTATGAAATTGATAAAAATGTATTTGTCCAACAGGTAGATTTTATAAAACACAAAAACTTATTATGGGTTGGTGTTAGTCCTGATGGTTTGGTAGAACAAGATGGCATGGTAGAAATTAAATGTCCTAAAACTGTTACCCATTTAAATACTTTAAAAACCAAAGAAGTACCTAAAACTTATGTGCCACAAATGCAAATGCAAATGTGGGTAACTGAAAGAAAGTGGAATGATTTTGTAAGTTTTGACCCACGATTACCTACTCATCTTCAATATATATGTATTAGATTAGAAAAAGATGAAAAATTTATAAAAATGATGGAACAAGAAATACTGACTTTTTTAGAAGGTATTTATGTAGAAATTGGAAATTTACAAGGATAAAATAATATGGCAACTTTAAAATATGAAATAAAAGCAAAAAGTGGTACTTACAGAAACCAAAATGGTGAGGAAAAACCAAATTGGGTAAAAATGGGTGTAGTTTTTGAATCAGAAAAAGGTTTATCTTTAAAAATAGAAAGTGTCCCAATAGGTTGGGATGGTTGGGCAAGTTTATTTGTGCCAAAACCAAAAGAAAAATCAAACGACCCATTTGCTGAAGTAAGTTTATCCAAAATGGATGACGATATTCCTTTTTAAAAAATATGGGAGTAGTGCGACCTTATATGTCGGAAAACTATAACCTTTATGGTCTCCTTTCGTGACACTACTCCCACCCTAATCATTTTTAATATATTTCACCATCCGATATGGTAAAGCGTTGATTTATCACACCTTTTCCTTAGGAAGTATATTATTAATACATAGAGTAATAAAACTCTATTAACACGAAAGGAAATCAAAATGAATAAATGTATTGATGTTTACTTACAAAAATCTTTTTACAATCCAAGAATTAAAGCAACAATTTCAGGTTCATGGATTGCTGAATTTGAAAATGGTAATAAATTTCCAATTTGCGGTGAATTTGAAGTTTTAACTAAAGAGGAAGCCATACAATATTTATGTGAAAGAATGGAAGATTAATTAAATATCCCCCTTACGAGGGGGTTCATATATTATTAAATCAAGTAGTAAATTTTTAAATCACGAAAGGAAATAAAAATGCAAGTAACTAAATTAACAAATAAAGTATCAAGAGTAATTGTAGATAGTAACGAAAAAAATGTTTTTTACATCACCAAATTAAGCAAAACGGCGATGTATCAAATTTTCCAAAAAGCAGAAATTTTAGGTTTTGCTAATACCAAGCAAGAAGCATTACAAATCGTTCAAACTTTAGCAGTTTAAATAAAAAAGGATAATATATTATGGCACACGAATTAACAATTAGAGAAAACGGATTTACAGAAATGGCTTTTATCGGTGAAACACCGTGGCATGGTCTTGGTCAGGAATTACAAGTAGGTGCAGATTTAGAAACTTGGAGAAAAGCATCAGGTATGGACTGGACTATTGAAAAAACTCCAGTAAATTTTAATGCTAATGGTAATAATCAGGCTTTTCCATCACAAAATGTATTATATCGTTCAGATAATAATAGTCCTTTATCTATCGTATCCGACCGTTACGAAATAGTCCAACCTGTTCAAGTATTAGAATTTTTTGATAATTTAGCCACCGAAGCAGGTTTTAAATTGGAAACGGCAGGTACTTTAAGAGGCGGTAAAAGATTTTGGGCTTTAGCAAATACAGGTAAATTTGGCGAAGTATGTAATGACGACCGTATTAATTCTTATGTTTTATTATCTACTTCATGCGATAGGAGCCTAGCCACAACCGCTAGGTTTACGAGCATCAGAGTTGTCTGTAATAATACTTTAAGAATGGCTACAAACGAGGATAAAAGCGTTATAAGCGTTCCTCATTCTACTATTTTTAACGCAGAAAAAATACAAAGCCAATTAGGTAAGGTAAATGAAGCCTTTGATAATTTTATGTGGATGGGTAAGCATTTACAAGGAAAACAAGTTAGTGCCATATATGCAGAAAATTTCCTATCTCAATTATTAACACCTTTTAACCAATTAAATAATGAAAATTATGATATTAAAAAGACAAAAGGTTATAAAAAGGTATTAGAGTTATTTGAAGTATCTTCAAAAGGAAACGAATTAGTAGGTCATACTAAATGGGGTTTATTAAATGCAGTTACCGAATATTATGATTACCATATTCCTAACCGTTCTAACGATACTAGATTAGATAACTCTTGGTTTGGTAGTGGTGATAGAGTTAAAAATAAAGCGGTAGAATTATTGCTAGATGTATAAAAATAATATATGATAACCCTTATTAATAATTAATAGGGGTTTTTTATGGCAAAAGGTTCTAGGGCGGTTAGCAAATTAAGAGAATTATTTACAGAATTAAATAAACCATTAACAATAAAAGATGTTTCAGCCAATACTGATTTACATCCTAGTGAAATTTCAATGGCTTTTTGTTATTTATTAAAATTTAATTATTGCACCAGAGTATTAATTGAAAGCACAGAAAAAAAATCAGGTAGAAACCAAATTTATCAATATACTTATTTTCCTAACAAGGTAACTTTATGAATAAAATAGAACAAGTTGCAGTTGATGTATTAATACCATATATAAATAATGCTCGTACCCATTCCGATGACCAAATAACACAAATAGCCAGTTCCATTAAAGAATTTGGTTTTAATAATCCAATTTTAATTGATAAAGATAATGGTATTATTGCAGGGCATGGCAGGTTATTAGGTGCTAAAAAATTAGAAATGGAAAAAGTGCCATGTATTAGGTTAGACCATTTAACTGAAGCACAACGAAAGGCTTATATTTTGGCTGATAATCGTATTGCACTTAATTCAGGATGGGATACCGATATACTCCGATTAGAATTGGAAGAAATAAAAGAAATGTTTGACCTTAAAGAATTAGGATTCCAAAGAGAAGAATTGGATGTTTTATTTTCCGACTTTGCACCCGATGATTTAGGAGAATTGGATGAAATTAATGAAGGAGTTAATTTTATTATTAAATGCGACAATATAGCCCAAAAGGAAATAATTAAAGGTCGTTTAGGAATTACTGCTGAAAAAATACAATTTGACACTTTTATAAAGATATTAGATGGCGAAAATATTAATAATTGAAACCGTACCGAGAGCAAAAAGTCCTATTGATGCTCATGTACGAAATGCATTAGCAATTAAAAAAGAATTAGAATTGCGTAAACATGAGGTAGATACCTTATTTATACAGGAAAATAGCCGTAGATTCCAAAAAAAATATGATGTAATTTTTATTTCTTATGCTACCCAATATCCATTTATCCATGAAATAGAGGAAATTGAAAAGCATAACGAAGATACACCATGGGGTTGGATAACTAATGAATATAATTTAAGACCAAATGCGTTCGCCTATACGATATTTAAGCGTAGGAAATCGTTTTTATTATGTAATTATGCGTTAGGTTCGGTTAAATTTGCTTGTTTTGATAATGAATATTCGGTAAATTTAAACCCATTATTATTTAACGATATAAGAGAAACTCCTAAAACCCATAATATTATTTATTATGGAACTTACCGACCAGACCGTGAAGTTTACTTTAAAAAATATTTTACAGAAAAAGTATATTTATCTACAAGTACCAAAAACCATAAAAAATTTCTGCATATTGGCTGTAAATCCAAACCAATAGAAAAATTTTTATGGGATAAACCTGCCTTATTAAGGTTTAGGTATTCCTTATATATGGAAGATACCTTTACGCATAACCATTTTAATAATTTAGCCAATAGATATTATGAAAGCCTAGCCTGTAGGTGTGTATTATTATTTGATGAATCTTGTATTAATACCTTAAAACTGGCAGGAATTACCGAATATGAACCTTTTATTATTAAATCGGCTAAGGATTATGAAAAATATAACGAAAAAAATTATCCTGAATTACTTCAAATACAATTAAAATGGAGAGATAAGGTAAAGGATGAAAGAATTGAAACGGTTAACCAAATAGAATCTGTAATAGCAAAGGAAATGGAAAATGCCAATACATAGAACAGATAAAGGATGGTTTTGGGGTTCTAAAGGACCATTTCCTACTAAAACCAAAGCCCTACAGGTAGCAAGAGCCATTCATGCACAAAGTGATGAAGAAAACGAAAAAAGAGATAAAAACCTATGCGTTGCTTTAGATTATCATAATACTTATTCGGCAGACCCTAAGTTTTGGGATACCTTTATTTATATGTGTTGGATGCGTAAATGGGATGTTTATTGCGTTACACACCATACAGGACAAAAACAGAATGATAAATTAATGGACTCCATAGGTAAAATACTGGATAAAGACCATATTATTTTTACTATGGGAAAGGCTAAAGAGCCTTATGTTAAATCTATAGGTTTGGATATAGATATATGGATAGATAATAATCCAGACCATATAATAAATGACCCAACCTAATGCCTTCCGTACCTATATCTACCAAATGTAGCCATTTAGGCTGTAAAGGTATAAGGTCGAAATATAATTCCTTTTGCTTAGATCATGGTGGTAAAGACCAGTTAAACACCGAAAGGTACCTAAATGCTAAAGGTGTTTATGCAAGTAAGAAATGGTTAAGATTAAGACAGACTTATCTTAGCCTACAACCATTATGCCAATCGTGTCTTACCGAAGGGATCATTAAGTCTGCTACCGACATAGACCATGTGTTTGCTTGGCAGTCCTTGGACAATTCCAGTTTTATAAGAAATATCTTCCAAAGCCTATGCCATTCCTGCCATAGTATTAAAACAGGCTTAGAAAGAAAAGGAATATATAGGCACTTTTCACCACCTACTTATACCGACTATAGCCTTAAAGATTATGAGATGGTAATAGGTAGCACCAATACGATAGATAGCCATTTCATCTAAATCTATATCGGCATAAGCGATTCCAAAGCGATTTGCGTTAAAAACTTAAACAATCCGTACTTAAGGTTATGA